CGCCGGTACCAGATACTACACAGCATAACGTAATAAGTGGTATTGTTGGTGTTGCCGTTGGTGTTCCTGTTAGTGTTGCCGTTGGCGTTGGGTCTAGAGGCGTTCCTGTTGGTGTTGCCGTTGGTGTTGGATTTAGAGGCGTTCCTGTTGGTGTTGCCGTTGGTGTTGGATTTAGAGGCGTTCCCGTTGGCGTTCCCGTTGGTGTTGGTGTTGCCGTTGGTGTTGGATTTGCAGGTGTTCCCGTCGGCGTTGCCGTTGGTGTTGCTGCTAGAGGCGTTGCTGTTGGTGTTGCCGCTAGAGGCGTTGCCGTTGCCGTTGCTGTTGCGGCTCCAGGTAGAGGTGTTGCTGTTGGTGTTCCGGTTGGTGTCGCTGTTTTAGTTGCAGTGGGTGTTTGTGTTGGTGTTCCCGTAAATGTTGGTGTCGGGCCACCAGGTGTAGCAGTTGGTGTTCGCGTTGGTGTTCCCGTCGGCGTCGCCGTTGGTGTTGCTGCTAGAGGCGTTGCTGTTGGTGTTGCTGTTCTTGTTACCGTGGGCGTTGCGGTTGGTGTTGCCGTCTTAGTTGCTGTTGGTGTTTGTGTCGGTGTAGCGGTTGGTGTAGCGGTTGGTGTAGCGGTTGGTGTTGCCGTCGGCGTTGCCGCAGGTAAATGACACAAAAAATAATTGCGTGGTTTTGCCGCAATTAAGGTATAATTTACTTCTAGATATCCACTTGGACATGAGGCAGACGCAATTCCCGTTGTCCCCGCCTGGCCATACGAAGCAGTCAACGCATATGCGGGAACTAGCCCCGGATTATCTATATCACGAACACGACTTGCCGTGACCGCATAGGAACTTGTTGATGGAATGCCAAATGGAAAAAATGTACTCATACGTACCCAAACCCAGAAACGTTTACGGTTTTTGCCGGTGGCCCAGTTGGACCTACAAATGTAATTGAAAACTCTGCAACTGATGCGGAGGCGGGTGTTGGTCCCGCCAATGTAGTTGCGTATCCTGCATTCGCTGCATAAGAACTACTAAAAGGTATACCCAACGGAAAGAAACGAATCGTCATATGAATACTCTAATTAAAAATTGCAGATTTCAACATAGCCCGACCCAGACCCGGCTTGTAATGACAGATATTGTGCATATGTTATTGTACATACACTTTTTCCGCGAGAGCCGGATTGTGGAAATAATACAATTCCGGCAGTAGATGCAGAGTATACGGATTTAATGAAACTTGCCGAAATTGCATGTGACGCACTAACTGCATAGGATGCGGTATATAATGAACCTGATCCAAAGGGATATACAGATAACATTTAATTTTCCACCGAAAGGACATGTAATGATGCCGTCATATTCTGTGCTCCGCCTGTTGTTGCCATACTTTGAAAAATATAATATATTTCACTTGTTCCTTCCGGTATGGTTAGTACATTCAACGACGTTCCCATGTCCGATAGGTTTGCCCCAATAATTTTTGGAATAAAATAGGTTGTTTCACTACCAGTAATGATTGCATCGACTATTAACGTGCTCATTTGCGATTCGGTTACAAATCCTCTATTTTTTTCTGTAGCATCATTAATAGAGGTAGGAATACTATATAATCTTACACGTGCCGCAGTTGTCGTTGCATTTAATGACGCACTTACTAATAAGTAGGTCTTTGGAATTTGAACATTTGCAATTGATCCACTAATTATTTGTCCGACACTTAAACTTCCAGTAATATTAGGCAATGATACTCTATTACTCGTACTTATCGTTGCATCTTCTAATAAATATCTGGTAAACGTCAATGCGGGATATTGTGCTGATGCAGTATTGTCTACCCGATAATACGTTAATTTTGTATTTGCAGGATCAACTACACCGTATACGATAGGATCAATGGTATATATTCCTGCACTCATCGTGAAATCACCGATTAATGCCGTCGAGGCGGAAATGTTTGTATTACCAAATTTTCTATTTTTTTCCGCCACATTATCTAAACTTTGACTATTATCGTATAATCTTAACCGACACGCGGTAGTAGTTTGAATACTAAGTAAGGCATACGCAGAACCCAGTTCTACCGAGCCCGATCCAATTGCATCGGTTTGGGTAGTAATTGATCCCCGTGAAAGATTTGCCCCTAATCTAATATATTCTTTTAATCCCATAAATTATATTCTTTATAAGTATGTCCTGTACATAACTAGTTTACCATACTGGTTTACCGTCGAGTAAAGTTATGGCAACGTCGGCCAAATAATATTCAACGGATTGGTTTGCGTTTGCGGTACATCCCGTAAATCTTGGCGATAGGTTACCCACAATGTTTTTTGTTCGGTGGATAGTGTGCAATCTACTAATTGCGTCCAATCAGATTGCAGTAATAATCTATCGCGCTCTCCACGAATAGTACTCCATTGGCCTTCCACGCATTCCACTTCCCATGCTGCTTGCTCAGTAAGATCATCATATTTAGGATGAATGGACCACACATCACTCCAATTGCCATTGATTAATTGTACTCCGTTATAATCAACTCGTTGCAATTCGGTTATATTTGGCGGTGGTACCTCTATCACAATACTAACATTTGCAAATTCTAATGCATTTTGGTCTAGGTTGACGGGAAACGAAATATTGGAATACGCTAATCGTAATTCTCCGTCACTGTTAAAAATCTGTCCTGTATCATTATGTCTAAATTTCATATATTACCCATGATTTAATGACCCTGTTGCATTTACTTGGAGAGGATATGCTCGCCCCACTCCAAAAATTAATCTACATTCCCCACGACCCCCGGCCCCACCAGATTGGTTCACGCCAGAATCGTTTCCACCACCACCACCACCACCCGGTGTGCCACCCGCCCCACCATTGTTAGCAGCAGGGGCTGTACCTGCCGTTGCTGGACCCGATGGACTTCCTATGCCCCCACCAGTTGGTGTAGTAGCTCCTGCCGCACCACTAGAACCAGACCCATACAAATTTACACCACCACCACCAGCACCACCGGCGGCATTAGATGCACCTCCTCCCCCGCCACCACCACCAGTACCAACCGCACCGGCACCGGCAGCACCGTTTCCACCAGTTCCCGAATATCCTCCTGCGCCACCGCCACCGCCAGCAACGGTACCCGTACTGGTCCCTCCTGCCCCCCCATTTCCACCAGACCCAGATATACGTACACCAGCAATTCCTGCCGTTGTTGCATTGCCGCCCGCACCACCACCGCCGCCATTTGCACGAACATACACAATGTTACTTCCGGTGACCCACGATGCTCCCCCCGTGCCGCCAGCGTTGTTTCCCGCCACACCACCGGACCCCGATTGTCCTACTACTACTTGTAGTATTGTATTTGGTACTACGGCAAATGTGTTATATGATAATGCTCCACCACCACCACCAGCCCCACCGTTAGTATTTAGTGCTCCACCACCACCACCGCCGCCACCAATACACACCGCAGAAATGGTGTAGACATCATTCGGTACGGTAAAGGAGGATGTCCCCACGGTTGTAAATAAGGATTCGCTTGTTGGTTCGTATGCTTTTAAGTAAAATGCTGGAAATGTTGACATCTTAGGCACTACCCCGTTGTAATAATAGCCCTCTCAAATTTGAACCCGCATCGTCGGTGGTAAAACTAAGCATATCGGGATTTGCCGATGCTGATGTTAGTGATGGGGCAATACCTGCGGGCCACCGAGTATTGGTAAACCAATTATTTGTTTTAATACCACCGTTGGTATATTCAATAACAAAGGTTTGTGCACGGTCGGTGACAGGTAGATTAGTTACTGCCCATGTTACGGTTCCTGCTCCTGACGCCGATACAGAAAAATAATTTGCCGTATTTAAATTTAATGTTACCGAAGTCGTGCCGCTTGCAGTAATAGTTCCAGACACTAACATACTTAATTGAGATATATTTGTTACAGAACCGGAGGTTAATGATCCTGTTATACCCCCATTCGTTACATTTATACTGCCTGACAATATATTAAGTGATCCTGAAACATCTAATCCATTCGGGAAATTAATATATCCTGTGAATGATGATGCAGTTGCTGCGGTGGTGGCAAATGATGCAGTTGATGGAGTAAAGGTAATAGACGTTGCAGCAGATGATGTTGTTGCAAAACTTGATGTTGTTGCAACACTACTCGTTCCAAACAATGATCCCGTAATACCCCCAGAATTCATGCGTAGTGAACCCGTAATTATTATTCCTTGACGGTTAATATCAAGTAATGACACAGATTCACTAATGAATCCAACATTTCCAGAAGGATTTACTTGCAATCGGATAGTATTTTCTAAGGAACCACTAAATTGTATGGACGCACTTCCAGGTGTTATTAGAATATTATTTGGCACTAGTAGTCCTCATGAAAAGCTCGTATATATACATATCAATTAGATGCCGAATCGTTTCCGCTGTGTGGTGATGTAGACATATTATTGACTTCCTACTATAAGGTTTCCAACAGGAGTTTGTGAAATCGTAAACAATGTGTTTGCTCCCGCGCCGGGTACAGATACTATGCGTGCCTCACTTCGTCGAATTGGGGTCGCTGCAGGGATCAACGCGACCGCAATGTGCGCCTGTCGCTGTCCTGCGCCATTTGTCGTCCAGCTAAATGTGGTGGTTGTACCAGACGCGGTTTGCCGAGACGCCGCGTACATCTTTGGCGTGACAGCGAACGTGCTGGACAAGATTAGCGTCTGCGATCCACCCGCCGTTGCGGTGGCGTTTTCTTGGATGACAATGAAATCTGAGCATAAATCAGCAGCAACAGATGTCACACCAAGTGAAAACGATGTGGCGTAGTTGCCGCCCGCTGTTGCACTTCCTCGCACGGAATCAATGCTATCGTAATACTCAAGTGTTGCCTGACCATACGTTGCGCCAGAACTGTATGCGAGGGCCAACGACCCAATCGCTGGCGATACCCTTGAGTAGACGCCAACAGCTAGAGAGTCTCCGTTATCCGTGGTTGCAACCGTAGCGGCAGAAGTCCCACCAAGCGTCACAGAACTAGGAACTGCTCCTGTGCTAACGGCCAGCTTTACCAGCAAAAACGTGCAGCCAGACGGAACAGTAAATGTCCCGCTACCGCCACTTACATCGAGTGTCTCTGCGCTTAGGTATCCCATTAGACGGCACTCTCGTAGTAAAGTTGTAAGAAACTGGCAGATACTATATTTGCAAGGGTTGGCATCTTATTCCACCGTTGTTAGTGGGTCAACATCCTTACGAGTTGCTTGTACATAGTAGAAACAATCAATTGGTGTATTTGAATTAATAATTACGGTATTATTTTCAATGTTTTGCACATATAATATTTGTTGTGTACCAATTGGAGTTAATTGTACGGTAATACTATCGGGGTCTACTAACCATTCCCATTCTTCTGGTAATTGAATGATATTATTTTGTGTTAACCGTCCCCGCGCATATACGCCGTGTTCTGGTCCTTCCAATACCCCATAGATAAGTTTCTTGCCCAACAACCGTTGATGGTCAATTTTGAAACTCTTGGTGGTTGCTTGAAATGCTCCCACAATCGTGGCAGACCCCGTGATGCTTAATGCGTTACTGCCCGTGATGGTCAATGACCCACTAATAACTGCTGCGCCAACATACGGGAATGCGGTTGCCGTCACTCCTGTTAATCCAGTACCATCACCCTTGAATGACCCCGTAAACGAGCCGGTAAACGGTGCCGTTAGTGAGGTAAATTGTGTGGAACTAGAGACAGTACCAGCAGGTACGGTTGCTGTTGCGTTTAGTGCATAGGATGCGGTGGTAGCAAATGAACTAGATATTACATTACTTGCCCAACTTGCTGTTCCAATAATTAAGCCGGGAGCAGTTAATGTACCGTCCATACCAAAAGTCCAGAGCCGTGTTGGATTGGTCGTATAGTTAGTCTGGATGTATGTCCCGGAATTATCAACATATACGAAATTTTCATTATTAAAACTGCCTATTTCTGCATAAGACGCAGGGCTTCCGGCAATAATATCAATGTTGCCAGTGCCATCGTCGGTAATACGAGAATTGCCCACGAAGGTAATTGAACGACTGTCGTAGGATGTACCTAACGGTGTACGAGTGGCGTATGACGCGGATGTATTGGTCAACGCATTAAATTGATTTGAACTGCTAACAATACCCGATGGAACATTGGAGAGTCCTGTATAAGATACTTGACCAGAACTAGATACCGTTCCGGTAGGCAAGAACGCTGTAACTTGCGTAGAACTAGATACAATGTTTGCGGGTACATTAGAGAGTCCTGTATACGATACTTGACCGGAACTAGATACGACTCCTGATGGAAGTATGGTTGGGGCAAAGGAAGCAGTTGTTGCTACACTACTCGTTCCAATGAATGTTCCCGTAAACGAACCTGTAAACGACCCTGTGTTAATTTGTTGAGAACTACTAATGACTCCTTCGGTGTTTATTTTTTTCTTCACCCCGTCTAAGAAATGTGCGGAGCCGGTATTTAAACTAATGATACCGGTTGTTGTAATAACGCCACCACTTAACCCGTCACTGACAGTGATAGATGTTACGCCAGAACCAGCAGAAGATGGTGCCCACGATGCAGAAACTGCAAAACTTGCGGAGATTGCATTTGATGCGGTACCAAATGTAGAACCGCTATGAGTTCCAATAAACGAACCCGTAAACGAACCCGTGTTAATTTGGACCGAACTAGAGACTGTGCCATTTGGTAAGAACGCCGTAACTTGAGTAGAACTGGATACAATACCCGATGGAATATTAGAGAGTCCCGTATAGGATACTTGTCCTGAACTAGATATTGTTCCGGCAGGTAAGAACGATGCAACTTGACCGGAACTAGATACAATGTTTGCAGGTATATTGGAAAGTCCCGTATAAGATACTTGACCAGAACTAGATACCACTCCGGTTGGTAATATTGTTGGGGCAAAGGAAGCAGATGTTGCAAAACTTGATGTGGTAGTAAAAGAACTAGATATTGCATTACTTGCCCAACTGGATGTTCCAATTAATGTTCCAGTAAACGACCCTGTAAACGACCCTGTGTTAATTTGCGTAGAACTACTTACCGTTCCGGCAGGTAAGAACGCAGTAACTTGAGCAGAACTGGATACAATATTTACTGGTATATTGGATAGACCTGTGTAGGATATTTGTCCAGAACTAGATACGGTTCCCGTAGGTAGGAAAGATGTAACTTGCGTAGAACTGGATACAATGTTTACGGGTATATTGGAGATTCCAGTATACGATACTTGAGCAGAACTAGATACGGTTCCCGCCGGTAACCCCGATGGAAGTACATATGACGCCGACGTTGCCCAACTGCTTGTTCCCGTCAAAGTACCTACAAACGACCCACTAAACGAACCGGTATTAATTTGGGTAGAACTACTAACCAATCCTGCCGGAATGCCGGTAAGATCTCCCCATGCGGTTGACCCCATAGCTTGTGTTGGTGCCCATGAAGCCGATACTGCAAAGGATGCGGTGGTTGCAAAAGATGCTGACTGCGGAGTAAACGTAATTGACATTGCGGCAGATGCCGTGGTAGCAAACGAAGAAGTTGCCGCGACTGCATTACTCCAGACACCTGCATTATATACCAATGCTTGCCCATTGCTTGGAGAAATAATGGAAACGTCGGTGAGTTGCTCTAATGCCGTAGTTGCTGCTCCTGCACTTGTACTAGCACCCGAAGTATTTCGAAATAATCCTGCTTGAGTAACCGAGCTATCGGCACTTGATAAGTTAGTTTCATTGCCTTTTGCAATTATATATCCTGCAAATATTGTAAATTCTTGAGTTGCGGCACCTTCCGTAAAGGGGTCCGTGTTGATTGCGGCAACCGCATTTAAATACGTATTATATTTATTTTGACCATAGTATACATACAACGTATTGGTTACGGGGTCAGTAAATACTCGTTGAATGGTCCATTGGGAATTTCCCACTGCTGCTAATATACCGGTCCCATTATCATATAATGACGGGTCTGCAACGGTATACATTGCTCCCCCATTGGTATCAAATTTTATATTACCATTTGATCCAGACCGATATACCCGTGCCATACTTGCCGTTGCTACGGCAGTAGTATCAATTACCGATGGAAGTGTTGGATTTTGCTTATAGAATCCCCCGTGAATAAATCCCTTGCCTAATCCAACACTTAATCGTAATGATGCTGGTTGTGCAGTGATGGTATATCCACTTAATTTTAATGGTCCAAACGCATCAATAAAGGTGTTTGTTTGATGAATTTGATTATAATGGGTAGTAACTGCTCCACCAAATGCCGCAACATTTGCATAATCAAAATGCCCAACGGCTCCCAAGGGAATATATTGATAATATTGCTCGGGAGTAAATGGAGTCGTTTGTTGTTGTATCGTGCCCGTGTTATCAAGATACAGATAGGTAACTTGCCGTGTACTAATACCAGAAATTACAGCGGATTGACTAGGCCATTGTATATAGGTAATTGTCGGAGATGCTTCCGACCCCGTGGATATATTATGATTGACAATTAATCCTGACCCACTGGACACGTATATGTTTGCCGCACTCCAACTGACGATACCGCCGTAGAGTAGACTAGACCCCAACATTCCTTCAAACCAATCCATGCGATTGGTATCACCATTGTGGGTATAATATAAATCCGTTCCAAAATTATTATTTGCTCCACTCACAAACCAATATGCCGAATTTGCATTAATCGGAGATGGTCTAGAAGTATTTTGTAATTCCAATGGGCCCTTAACAGTAGCCAATGTAGTAACGTGTAATGCAGACGCACTCACGGTACTTGCTGATACGAGTGAGGGGTTGATGGCTGTACCCACCAAACTTGCGGTAACCTGCGTGGAACTTGAAATAAGTCCACTAGGAAGTGTCGTAATTGCATTTACTGCATAGGATGCTGTGGTAGCAAAGGATGCTGTTGTCGGCGTAAACGTGATGGATGTTGCTGCTGATGCGGTGGCGGCAAATGAAGAGGAAATAGCATTACTTGCCCAACTACTCGTACCGAACAATGACCCACTGTGAATACCAATAAACGAACCTGTAAAAGAACCTGTATTTATTTGCTGAGAACTGGATACGGTACCCGTTGGAACTGGTGCATAACTGGCAGAAATTGCGGTTGATGCAGTACCAAATAACTGCGATGCAGTGATATTACCTAATAAATTAATACTACCCGTGTTCGGGGTATCTAATGTAAGAATACTCCGTACAAACTGACCACTACTGCCAGATTGTTTAACGAATATTTTTGCGTCGGCAACATTAATAGCCAATTCCCCAATATCTAATGATGCTGTTGTGGGAGTTGTATTAGATGTTAAATTTCGTTTATGTAATATTTTATCTGCCATAACACTGTCTCGTAGAGAGTATCGTATTATAATAAATATCAATCAGTTGGGTACTTACCATTATTTGTGGGGTGTTGTGAGAAATTTACTGAACATTATTAATAAAATCCACCGTCTATGAAACTTGCTGTTAGTGCGTATGAAGCAGTAACGGGTGTAAATGTGATAGATGTTGCCGCACTTGCTGTGGTAGCAAATGACGCGGTTAACGGAGTAAAGGTAATTGAGGTTGCCGCACTTGCAGATGTTGCATAACTAGCTGTGCCAAACGTGGAACCACTATGCGTTCCGATAAATGACCCCGTGAAAGAACCAGTAAACGGAGCCGTAAGAGATGTAAATTGCGTAGAACTTGAAATAAGTCCAGACGGTAACGTCGCGGTTGCATTTAGTGCGTAACTTGCCGTGGTGGCAAACGAGGAGGAGATAGCGTTACTTGCCCAACTTGCTGTACCAATCAAGGTTCCCGTAAATGACCCCGTGAAACTTCCGGTATTAATTTGAGTAGAACTAGATACGGTTCCATTTGGCAACAATGAGGTAACTTGACCAGAACTACTAACAATACCCGATGGAATGTTGGAGAGTCCTGTATATGATACTTGAATTGAGCTAGATACAATGTTTGCCGGTACATTAGAGAGTCCCGCATAGGAGACTTGGCCAGAACTAGATACGACACCAGACGGAAGTATGATTGGCGCAAATGACGCCGAGATTGCAAAACTTGCCGTTCCAAATATGGAACCACTATGGGTGCCAGTAAACGACCCAGTAAACGACCCCGTGTTAATTTGAACCGAACTGGATACGATTCCCGTTGGCAAGAATGCAGTAACTTGGCCCGAACTAGATACGATATTTGCAGGTACATTAGAGAGTCCAGTGTATGATACTTGAGCAGAACTGGATACTACACCAGACGGTAGTATAGTGGGTGCAAATGATGCCGATATTGCAAAACTTGATGTAATTGCAAACGAGGAGGTTGTTATGCTTCCACTAAAACTACCAGTGTTAATTTGTACAGAACTAGAAACGGTTCCTGTTGGTAACAGTGCAGTAACTTGAGTAGAACTAGATACAATACCCGATGGAATATTAGATAATCCCGTGTATGATACTTGTCCAGAACCGGACACTGTTCCTGCTGGCAATCCGGTAGGTAATACATACGATGCTGTTACTGCTTGACTACTGGTTCCAAATAACGAACCGGTAATGCCGGTAGTAACTTTCAGTGAACCAGTTATATGTACTTCATTTCCTGCGGCATATATAAGATTACTTCTATTACTATCGTCAGTTCCATTACCCACAATAAAAGCGGCAGGTACGGACGATACAGCGTTATATTGGCCCTGTACGTGTTGATGATTGGCTAATGCTATTGTTTGATAACCCTCTGCATGTGAATATGAACCCGATGCTATGGTTTCCTGCCCTTCCGCATGTGAGTAGTCTCCTTTTGCTTGGGTATTATCTCCTTCGGCATGGGAGTAGTTTCCTATTGCTTTAGTAATACTTCCTTCAGCATGGGAGTTTTCTCCGGTTGCTATATTTCCCTCCAATCCTTGAATAAGAGAGCCTGTTATAGTTTGATTGCCATTAAATGAATTTGACCCCGTGGTAGCAAATCCAAGCGCAACAATTTGAGTTGAACTAGATACAATATTTGCAGGAACATTGGACAGTCCAGTATAAGATACTTGACCAGAACTAGATACGATTCCCGATGGAAGTATAGTTGGAGCAAAGGAGGCCGATTGTGCCCAACTTGCGGTACCAAATGTGGAACCACTGTGAGTTCCAATAAACGACCCCGTAAATGACCCAGTATTAATTTGAGAAGAACTCGACACGATACCACTTGGAACATTACTAAGTCCCGTATACGAGACTTGTGAGGAACTGGAGACTATTCCTGATGGGAGTCCACTCGGAAGTACATACGATGCACTCGTTGCCCAACTGGCAGTCCCAACCAATGCCCCCGTAAGTACTCCGGTAAATGAACCAGTAAACGATCCCGTATTGACTTGCGCAGAACTACTGACCGTGCCGACTGCAACTGGGGCGTATGATGCGGAAATAGAATTATTTGCCCAACTTCCTGTCCCACTTAATCTACCAGTAAATGACCCACTAAACGACCCAGTATTAATTTGAACAGAACTGGATACTAATCCAGTTGGTTTATTTGTTATAGCATCCCATGTACTTGCGGCACCAGGCACATAACTTGCCGTTAATGCAAATGAACTAGATACTGCATTACTTGCCCAATTGCTGGTTCCTACGAGGTTGCCAACGAATGACCCAGTAAATAAATTGGCTCTGATAGATTGTGATACGGTGAGATTACCAAAATATGCGTTAGAGGCAGAAATGGTATCGTAGACTACTGCGCCGCCGGCAACGATTGATTGTGCAAATAACGCATAGCTTGCGGTGCTGGCATAATCGGCAACAGTTAAATAACTACCCGATCCATTGACCGTAATAGTAGCAGGGTCACCCACAACAACATTATAGTTGTCTCCAGTATTAACCAATATTTGATATATTTCACTGGGCGTTACTGTGGAGAGATATTCGGTTCCTTTCTCAACAACAACCGTAATATCGGGTATATCTAACTTTATATTGCCCATGTATTATCTAGTTACCGTTGGTCGCACCGTTAATCCGCCCTCTAGGATGCGACGAACTACTGGACCTGTTGATCCACTAGTAATATTGATATCATACACATATTTACGTTGTGTTAATTGTAGTGTAGATGCGGGGTCTAGTTTTATAAAAAGACTACCGGATGTATATGGGGTTACCTTTTCAAACGAAAATGTTGCGGCAACTTCATCCGTGGTGTAATTTTCTCGTAATTGGCCGGTGAATGTATAATTAGTAATATCCAATGGAGTGTTGTTATTACTACGGTTTTGTAATTGTACGAGTATTTTAAATGTTTCACCTTGCCCAACTTGAAAATCTGTAATGTCTGCCATATAATTCTCATTATAAAGAATACTCTTCTATAAATATCAAAAAGTATGTTAATAGGGTGTTTTTATATGACTTTATATACAAAATCTCCACAGCGTAATTCGTAACGCTGTGGAGATTCTATATCTATTATTGTAACAAGATCAATAATTGAGTACGCAATAATCCATTTGCACGGTAAGTGTGAATGTCATTACTTCATCCGTTGACCAATCCATATCACCGAAATTAACTTCAGTAATTTGTGCGCCCTTGATGATCCATTCTTCGACCTTATCACCAACGGGGCCAAGAACATTGAGCGTCAAGTCTTTCTTGTAGAATTCAAGATATCCATCACGGCCAGTGACCGATTCGTGATGTAAACGCACCCATTCCATGACTGCTTGTGCGCCCGATGGAACAATGGGATCGTACAATTCCATTGCCATACTTCCCCATGTAGTCTTGCCTTTTACATATCGTTGCACGTTGATATGATCTAGTGGTTTTGCATCTTGTTTAATAGTTGGTCGTGCTACTTTTTTTACGAGATAGGAAGGAACGCCGTCCATATAAAGGACGAACCGATTCTTCATCTTTGGTTCAAATGCTGTAAAGAACAGCTCTTGTTCTGATACTAGGTTTGCCATGTATAATCTCCGAAAGGATATCTAATCATAAATAGTGTTAAAATTGAATTTGTGGGGGGAGTTTCCTCCCCCCACTATCTCATTACGCGGTTGGGAACGTTGCACCTGTTGGGAGAACATTGAAGTCAAGAATAATAACTTCTGCTGTTCTTGTGGGTTGTAGATAGAGTTGTCCGTATAGGATGTTTCTATCAATCACATCAGGTGTATTGTTTGTTTCGTCCATAACCACACGGAAAGCATACAGTCCAGATTGTTCTTGTACACTTGCGAGGTATGGGTTGATAATGTTCAAGAAACGATTTCGCGTTGCTTCAACATTCTGTTCGAACACAAGGTATCGTGCCGAACTTGCAATATACTTCTTCACCGCGATTAACAAACGACGGACATTCACACGATCTAGTGCTGATGAACGGCGTTGTAATGTTTTCTGACCCCACACACAGATACCTTGCCCCGGGAACTGCGCGATTGGATTAACTTTTCCTTCGTAGAGTGTATCACGACTTGCTTGTGGTAAGCGAACCTTGACACCAACTGCACTTGCAATACCGCCGCGATTTAATCCAGCAGGAGCAAACCATTCTGCTGCAACATTGTCGTTGTAAGCGTAGATTTCTGGAAGAATCACCGAGGGTGGAACCCAAATTAACTTGTTGGTATTCGTATCAACGACTCGTAACCACGGATAGTACGTGGCCGCGTAATTACTATCAATTTCACCAGCCTTTGCCGTTGCAGTTGCCAGTGTTGCCGTTAATTGTGTGGTATCCATGATATAGAATGCATCACCACGATCTTCACACAATGTTAGTGCATAGGTTGCAACATATGAATGTAGTTCATAAATTACACCAGGAAGTACTAACAAGTTAAAGTCAAACTGGTCGGGATTACTGATGGCATCCAATGCTTTCTTGTAGGACACCGATCCGGCCGATACTGACGTAGATAGGTTAAATCCTTGACTATTGGTAGCAACGATATCGCCACCCATATTAATGTCACGTGCAGGATTTAATCCATCAAATCCGCCTTGGAATGCCACTGAGAACTTACGATAGATGAAACTATCTGCATCCGTCAATGAGATTGATGCCGAGAGCGGTGCCGTACTCTTTGGTACTTCTACCAATGTTTCAAGTGTAAATGCCGTGCCAATGGTAACTGACCCCGATGGAATTGGTCCAAGGTAAGAATTATTAGTTTCATTCCCTGCATCAAAATTCCAACCGTAATAGTATTTCTTGTCGATTGATTGAGTGGTGTATCCTTCAACTGCACCGTTAAGCCAACGACTTGTTACATAATCGGGAGCCGTTAATTCTGTTGATGCTGCGGAAATAGTAGATTCATATGCCGCAAATCCAAATGGAAGTGCTGTTTCTGGAATCTGCGTGTCTGTCATTTCCACCCAAATATACTGTGAGTTATTCGGGAAATCACCTTGATAATACATTTCACCTGTTACGGTATCTTCGGTTGGTGCACTATTACCAATTAACCGTGCAATATAATTTGGACTATCTGGATCAAGGTTTACATTATCAAACTGTTCTAATACCTCTGACCGTGCATCCGTATCATCATAGCGACGAACGAACATCGTAAAGGTACCAAAATTATATTCAGTATCACCACTTGGCTTCATGTTTGCAAATGATACTTTAATTTCTTTGTTTGAAGAATTGCCATCGCTGAGTGTATGAATCTTAAATAGGTCTAATTTACTGCCACCCAATGTTTGTGATTGAATCCACGGGGTGTGCGCATGGTTGTAATTACCATAGGTTGCTCCGTTAAAATTCAATGCGGTACTTGATGTTACTGCTTGGAATGTAATGCTAGTTCCAAGGGAAGCGGATACTGCTTCAGGAAAAATTGCATAGATATATGAATTTTTTGTTGTACTGGGCGTCGAAGCAAAATAATCTTGGAATGCGTTGGACGATCCCTCAGTTGGACTCAGTGAACTTGCACTGATGTTGGTGCCGCCTGAAGCAGATACTACTAAACTAAAACTACTGGTAGTTCCCGATGCCGATGCATTTGTAAGTGTATTTCCTGTACTACTAGGATGTAATACTGCATATACTTTTCTACCTGCCGAACCTGTTGCGTAAATTACTACCGACTTCGTAGTAGTCGGGTCATATCCGGTAGTTCCTAGTACACGAACCACCGTTGCCACACCAGATTCACGGAGATAATTTTTTGCCGACAATCCCGTGTAATGATTGGTGTCTGCTTCACCAAAACGGGTAACATATTCTTGTTGACCACGTACTATGGCCGGGATAAACGCTGGACCTTTTGGTGTTGGTCCAATAAATGCCGCCCCGATTTCACTAATACCTTGAGTTAGGAAACTTAGATCCCTTTCTCTGGTAAATACGCCAGGGGAAACAATTCTTTCATTTGCCATACGAATCCTCCAAATGGGTTATATTATTCTGATACTTCCCCGGTTTCCATATCTATGTTACCAGTTCCATATGTCTGTTGCAACTTCTCAAATAAAACCCTTTCGTTTTCTTTAAAAGCTATAAACGCAGATTGCTGCGCATTAATATCTGCAGAAATACTATCTAATTGTGTTTGTATTAAAAATTTATTAAGTGTTAATTCTCCAATTGAAACCACAATTTCAAGTAGTGATTCCCGCATTTTTTGAATTTCTAATAATTCTGCCTCAGTAACTTTTTTCATACCTACCTCATTTTACAAAACGGTTATATATCATACATATATAATTTCGTATCGAAACTTATATAATCTAATTAATAAATATCACCTACCGTTTCCAAAGTTATTATTATACATTATTCGTAAGAATTTCTGTGTCAAATACTACTTTTTTTGGAGAATATTGTAACCGAGTCGTTGCTGTTCTATTACCGTTTCTGTCCAATGCACTCTGCGGAAGTATATATGCCTTCACATCAATTGAAAATTTATTACGAACCAATCTATCATTTGTTGTAGGAAGGTCCGTCAATTGTTCGAACTGAGATATTTTGGTGATAAACTTATAATTGTTTGCTTCTCCCCAATATTCATCACTTTCAAATGAAATATTTTCAACGACACCATTCATTTGTTCCATATATTCTGTCCAAATCATTGCTTCATAGGTAAAGTCATAATAATCTGGAATCATGGTAGTGTGATAGATTTGACTTGGTGTAATACCATTTTGTGCCGTAAATTTATCGTAAATATTTCTAGAATTCCATCCCGCCTTAAATGTATATTGTTGATACTTGTTCACAGGAGATGCTATTTGATTTCTTTTCATGGTAGTGCGTTTAATCATAATAATAGGTAATAGAATCTTTCCGTTCTTATCACGAATATTACCGTCTTGCTGTGCACTTTTCCACCGTTCTGGATTACCATAGATGACAGGAATTTGAATTTGCTTACCATCTTGAGTTATTACGGGTTTAATCTTTGTTTGTAAATATTTTAAGATAGCGTTGTCAACGGTATATAACCCCACAGACACGGGTGAACTGACGCCTGTGACATTTTTGTTATCCATACCACGGTTATACCGTGATGGCATTGTAATACGATTTCTGTCAAATGTAGGCGTACTCATGTGTGGGTTTCCTCAATATTAAGACTACTTTTACGAGTCAAATGTGTTTCACAAATGATATTGTGATTGTAATCTGGCCGTCCCGCAATCAGTTGAATTTCATTGGTATTGTCAATTTCGTAATAATTTTCATTATATAGGATAATATCACCAACTTCTGGGTATACATCTACGTCTTGTAGTAATTTTCGTACAAATCGAAACTCCACGCCAGGCTGCGTCGTATCATATCCAAATCCTTCTGACCCAGGTTGCGTTTTGGGATATTTTATTAATGCATTTAAACTAATACCACGATACCGTGCTTTACTAACCGATTCCCCGTAAATATTTACATTGGCAACATCTTGAATAATTTTATATAATATGACTTCTACATCAACAACATCAACAACAACTTCTCGGTTGATATGTTGAAAAAATAGAAAATCACGTTCTGATACGAATCTTGGCATATATTATAAGATATAGAAAGGTACTGGAATGAACTTGAACATTGCCTGCATTGCTTCTGCGTTTTCCATATGTTTTTTCATCTGTGCTTGATGACCAGTTTGTTCTAAGGTTTCCCGAATTTCTTTGATTAAGTTATCCTTTTCTTGAGAAGATTCTCTACGAAGTGTATCACCATCCATTCGTATTTGCGCATCGGGGATTGGAATATTTTCGTATTTGGAACGAATATTACCCAACACTTCCTTTGCTAAGGCAAGTGTATAACGGTATACCCAATTTCGTCCAATGCTATTGATATTCTTGTATTGAATATTATCATATGGAATGTTAGATAAATCGGACACCGTACTGTTTTCTGAACCCGATTGTAATAACGAGTTTCCACTTTGTTTATCATTAACCACAACATAATCAAACCAGATGGTTGTGTCTTTAGTAAAAATTGGTGTAAATCGTATAATATTATTGGATACCGTGAAACTATATTGACTTTTACGAATCATATCATTAATTTCAATTGCTTGAATACGTAGTAAATCTTCGAAGGCAGGCATCATCACGAAAGTTACCGGTGGAGAATATCCATCAAATCCAAACTCACTCATAAGATTTGTTAATCCAAGACCTGTTGTTGCAAATGGATCGTAATATCGTGCAATTGCGGGTGGCATCTGATGATAGATACGACGAATTTCAATTGCGGACCCACTTTCTTTTGGGTCTGCCCATAAGGTTTTGAGGTCATACGATTGTTGATACGCAGAGGCAGTAACAAATCCCTTCTTTACGGTTACACTTCCACCACTGTCTGCTTCTGTGCCGTACTGAGCAGATAATTTTACCAGTTGTGGGAGTGGAGTGGATAGAATATTTCGTTGCGTAACATTCGTAGATGTACTCATGCCTTGTAATGACAGCATGTGTTCCCGAGCATTAAATTGATTGACTTGATTACTATAAGTGGTGATAGCTTCTTCTAGACAGGTATATAATTGTCGGTGGGTAAGTTCCACATCTACGACAGGATATCCCAATCGTCTTGCTACAAAGGAAGCAACTTGTGGGGCTTCTGCTTGAAATTCCGCATCGTAATCGTAGAACCCAAACGCAGTTAAATTAACTGGATTTACAGGACTTTCTTCAAATATAATTGGTTCACGATTTTGCATGATTTTCCTCAGAAATATTTATAGCTTTTACCGTCCAACCTAAATAACTTTTACGTTCTCCTCTCAATAACCTACTCAATGATTGTTGTGATACGTCATGTTCTTTAGCAAATAACGCTTGATTAACAAACGTAAATTCTTGGCCACTTGGAGAAATTACTGTATAAATTTTCCCACCTGACCGACTCATAGACATTTTATCGTTGTGTTTTTTTGTTAACCGACCAGAGTTAGTTTTAATGTTTGACTGCCTAGTTTTTACTCTTGATTCTAAACTTCGCACCGTTCCAAAGTTAGGGTTTTTATCACCTAAATTAATTTCACGTAATTTTTGTTTGGTAAATTCAGAACATGATTTACCAAAGTTAGGTCCAACTTTATTGTAATATGGGTGATTTTTTCCCGACATTCTTTTTGAAATATTCTGACTATATTCTGCCGATCTTATTATCCCAGAAGTCCCCTCACCACCATCTGTAAGATTTGTTAGTATACCAGTATTATTGTTTCGTCTTCCATATTTTTTTATGGTCAATATTTCCAATTCATGCGCCATATCTTCGGTTAAATTGGTATATATTAATTCTACGGGAACTTTTGTAATATCCCCATATTCTTTTTTAGCAACATTTACCCAGAAAGAATTTCTTCTAGAAGTTTTTAATTCGTGGCCACGGTTACCTTTGCCCTTTCCTACATAAAAAGGCGTTCCGTCTGCTCGTAAATGTACATACACATAAAAATTACCCATATTACAAGCCCTCTATTAGAGTCATATACTATAAATATCAAAACCTTTTATCTAATCGTTATTTATTAGATTTTATTAAGTTATCCTTCCACGGAATTATCTGTAAATTAGATATGCTACCCAATATTTCGGGGGAAATGCTTTGTTCATATCCAACCGATACTGAAATAATATGGTCTAATTGATATGCGCCCTCAACCCCGCACAATCCTCGTAATTTATCATAATTTTCTAATATACTAATGTCTTGTTGCCGAGTAATTTTTCTAACCGCCGCATAATATTTTTTGCGGGCACCCAAGTCGTTCATATAAGATTCATAAGTATCATATCCTGCTTTACTTGCAGCCATCTTTTTAATATGATCATCTTTTATAACATATATCCATGACTTTTTATATATCTTACAGGAACATGAGTTACACACAGAAGATTGTTTATTTGCTCGATCTAACGAATATTGTGAAAAATATCCTATTTCTTTATTACATGATGGGCATTTTCTATAAAATGTCAAATGCTTACCCAACTGACTATTCGACGCTCTGTTGGGATATTTTTTAGTCTTTAATGTGGATATTATTTTTGTAATAGTTTCTTTGGATGGCCCTGGGTGGCATTTTGGGCAATTTGAATTTGTTTTTATTGCCCGTGTATAATTTCTCTTACTAGAGTAGTATTTGGTCTTCTTACATGACGGGCATTGTTTACTCCATTGCGTCACCCCCACATTGATATTTCGTGGAGACTTTCCTCGACAGTGTGGACATGGAGTATTTTTATTTTTGGCAGATAACATACCTTTTTTAGATAGATAAAAAACTTCATTACCGCATGTAATACAATTTAATTTATATTCAGTCATAACTCCTCCACATACGTTAGATATAAATATAAATAAATTTTTCAAACACGTAATTTTAGGCAATAAAAAGGGTGACCCGAAGGTCACCCAATTTATTAATCGTGTTACAAAATCTATTATACGAGGTTGAGCTTGTCGATGTAGATTTTTCCAAAAAATTCTGGACGAACCACTTTCTTCGCGTAGCGCGTCATCACGCCGCGACGAGGAGTAAAATTTTGTGGGTCGTACACAAGTGGTGTCATGATTAATGGAATGTATGGTGCGTACACTGCACCCGTTTCCAAGAATTGGTTACCACGGAAGCCCATCAACATCACATTTTCTGTCATGTATGGGTTCTTGTATACAGTGAAGCGGTTCTGGAAAGAACCAATCTTCGTGACACCGGCTGCGAATTCCATCTTGTCGCCATCGGTTCCAGCTGCAAAGCCAGGGATGGTTTCAAGAATTGTTGCAACCGTTGGTGATACGACTGCGAAGTTAGCACCGCCTCGCATCGTGAGCTGATGAATCTTGTTGCTTACCTTCTGCATCTTCTGACCAAGCGTTTGGAACCAGGTCATGTTGGTCCATGCCGTTCCCGTAAAGGAACTTGCGGCAAATGCACTTCCGTTCCAGACTGAACCAATTTCTGCTGACCAATATTCTGTTGTGGTTGATGGTGCAGCGCCAATTAACATATCAAGAATTTCAAGGTCAATTTCCATTGCAACATAGTCACTTAACATTGAAGTGAGTTCTGCTTCAGCGTCCACTGAATGATATGCGTTCAAGTCTTGTGCAAGTTCTGGTGACCATACTGCCTTCAACTTACGTGTCTTGGCAACGATGGTTTCCGAACGAAGTTCCAAATCAATTTCTGGAATGTTGAGGTTTGTTGCACCGTCGCGGTCTTCGAAATCGCCACGTGCTGTATCGACAGGTTGTTTCGTGAATGTAACACTGTTTAATACTGCGTTTGAAGTGGTAGTTACGATAAATGTGACATTGGTGCCGTCATATTTAGTAAATTCTGGAAGAACCGCTGAAGCAAAATCTGCAACCGATCCACTTGGAACGAATGTACGAACTGCTAAGAAGTCAGCATTTGGCAATACTCCTGCACTGACCGTGAACTTACGAAGACTGCCTGTTGCCACATAATCTTGGTTGTAATTCACATCCGAGAACGACACCGATGCAGTGGCAATGGCTAATGAAGACGTAATTTGGTCATTTAATGAATAACCAAATCGGCCTGCGCCGTATAAACCACCTGCTGCTTGGTTACCAAATCCACCAAATGTACTGTTTGATGCACTACCATAAAGTGACTGTCCTGATGTTTGACCGTTTGATGTTGAACCATACTTGAAGTCCATGTAGAACACAAGTCCAGCAGGTAAGTTCATTGGTTGCACAGACACGAAGTTCTTTGCAGCAATTGAACCGAACACCTTACGAACTAATGGAAGCGCAACACCGGCCCAGTTTTCGCCACTGGTTCCAGCTGCGTTCGTCTTACTGTTTTCTGAGAGCAGCTGCGTTGCTTGGTTTTCAAGCATCACGGACATAGCCTGCTTTTCATAGCCCTTCAATCCTTCTAGGAGGCCTGA